CCACGGCGGAGATCGAGGGCTACCTGACGGCGCGCTACGCCCTGCCCCTGGCCAGCGTGCCGCGCCTGGTGGTGGGCATCTGCTGCGACATCGCGCGGTATCGCCTCTCCGGGGCCTCGGTCCTGGAGACGGACCCCACGCGCAACCGCTATCGCGACGCCGTGCGGCTGCTGGAGCAGATCGGCGCGGGCAAGGTCAGCCTGGGGCTCAGCCCGGCCGGACAGCCCGCGCCCACCGCCGGCGGGGCCATGGTCCGGCCGGGGCAGCGCAGCTTCCCGCCGGGCAGCCTGGAGGACTGGTAATGGACATGAGCATCGCGGTCATCGAAGACGCCATGAAGGCGCGCATCAAGGCCGCCAACGACGCGGGCGAGCTGGCCTACAAGCTGCGCTCCATCGCCACCTACGACGCGGAGTTCGACGACTTGGCCAGCCTGGCCGAGGTGATCCGCTCCCTGCCCGCCGTGTGGGTGGTGCTGGCCCGCGCCGGCAAGCCCGAACGCAAGGGCGCGGACAAGTGGCTGGTGCCCGTGACCATGGCCGTCATGGTGGGCGCGCGCAGCGTGCTCAATCACGAGGCCGCGCGCAAGGGCGACGGGGCGGGGCCGGGCACCTACCGGATGCTCGACGACATGTGGGACCTGTTCGTGGGCCAGGACCTGGCAAGCCAGGGCCTGCGCATCAAGGCCTTCACCCCCGGCGAAACGCAGACCATTTTCCAGACCCGCGTGGCCAGCCAGGGGATCTCCGTGCTCGGTCTGGAGCTGCGCACGGAATTCATCCTGGGCGGCCGCGCCACGCGCGAGGCCGCCCAGGCCCCGGACCTGCTCAAGATGGGGATCAACTACTACATCAAGCCGGGCGACGACGTGGCCGACGCCACCGACCTGGTCACGCTCGGCTCCGAGGAGGACGCATGATCGTCAAGGCCGCCGCCGGCTTGCTGGTGCCCAAAGAGGGCAAGCCGCGCCAGTACATCACCGATTCCGAGGCCGTGGACGTGCCCGAGAGCCCCTACTACCTGCGCCGCTTGGCCGAGGGCGACCTGGTGCCCGCGGCGCAGACCAAGGCCAAGGCCGCGACCGCGGCGAAGGAGTAGCCCATGGCCAGCCCGAACATCACCTTTGACCAGATCCCGGCCAGCATCCGCAAGCCGGGCAAATACTTCGAATTCAACACGAGCTTGGCAGTGCGGACCCTGCCCGCCAACGAACAGAACGTGCTGATCATCGGCCAGCGCCTGACCGCGGGCAGCGTGGCCGCGCTCACGCCGCAGCGGGTCTACAGCGACGCCGAGGCCGCGGCCTACTTCGGCGCGGGCAGCATTCTCCACCGCATGGTGCGCGCGGCCATCAAGGCCTACGCCTATATCCAGATCACCTGCCTGGCGCTTGACGACGCGGCCGCGGCGGTGGTCGCCCACGGCTCCGTGGCGCTCACCGGCCCGGCCACGGGCTCCGGCGTGGCCACCCTGCGCGTGGGCACGGACCTGGTGCAGGTGGCCGTCGACAGCGCGGACACCGCCACCGAGATCGCGGCCGCCCTGGCCGCGCAGGCCGCGCAACAGACCGACCTGCCCGTGACGATCACGGCGGCCGAGGGCACGCTCACCGTCACGGCCAAGCACAAGGGCACGCTGGGCAACCTCATCGGCCTGGCCATCGCCTGCACCGCCGCCGGCGTCGCGGGCACCGTGACGGCCCTGACCGGCGGCCAGGTGGACCCGACGCTGACGGACGCGCTGTCCGTCGTGGCCGGGGCCGGGCACACCCTGATCATCACGCCCTATGCGGATCAGACCGGCCTGCTGGCCCTGCGCACGCACCTTGACTTCACGGGCGGCCCGCTGGAACAGCGCGGGGCCGTGGGCGTCTACGCCACGGCGGGCACGCTCGCCAGCGCCACCACGCTGGCCGGCGCGGTCAACAGCGGCCGGATCACCGGCGCGTACCTGCGCGGGGCCAAGTCCCTGCCGTGGGAGATCGCCGCGGCCTACGGCGCGGTGGCGGCAAGCGAAGAGGACCCGGCGCGGCCGCTCAACACCCTGTCGCTCGCCGGCGTCGACGTCCCGGCCGTGGCCGACCGCCTCATGCGCACCGAGCAGGAGACGCTGCTGCACAACGGCGTCACGCCCCTGGAGGTGGGTCCGGACGGCACCAGCGTGCAGATCGTCCGGGCCATCAGCACCTACACCGTGAGCGCCGCGGGTGTGCAGGACGTCAGCCTGCTGGACATCACCACCATCCGCACACTGGACTACGTGCGCAAGGCCGTGCGCGAGCGCGTCACCCTGCGGTTCCCGAGGTCCAAGCTCAGCAGCCGCACGCCGGCCAAGGTCCGCAGCGAGACGCTCGACGTGCTCTACAAGCTGGAGGAGCTGGAGATCCTGGAAAACGTGGACGCGTACAAGGACGACCTTGTCTGCGAGCGCGACAGCCAGGACGCCAACCGGCTGAATGAGCGCATCCCGGCCGACGTGGTCAACGGTCTGCACGTGTTCGCCGGCCGCATCGACATGATCCTGTAGCAGCCCGCGCGGGCGTTGAAGGAGGAATCAATGGCCATTGATTATGTGGGCCTCATCGTTCTGGAGATCGACGGCGTGGATTACGACGTGGAATCCCTGGACACCACGGACAAGACCGGCCGCAAGCCGGTCAAGACCATGAACCGCACCGGCAAGCCCAAGGGCTCGGCCAAGGGCGTGCAGGAATTCAGCCTGAAGTGCACGGTGTGCATTCCCGAATCGGGCGAGCCGGACTGGTGGGCCATGAAGAACGCCAAGCTCACTCTTGATCCCCTGGACTCCGGGGCCAAGCGCGTCAGCTACACCGGCTGTTGCGTCGAGGAGGTCGGCTCCAAGTACGTGGTGGACGGCGAGGCCAAGCGCGACCTGACGCTCTTCGCCTTGGACCGCAAGGAGGAATAGCATGCACGATCTGCTCGCCAAGTTGAAGGCCGGGGCCTCGGCCATCCGGCGCGTGGCCCTGCCCCGCAAGGACGGCGAAGGCCCGACCCTGGGGCTGCGCATCTTGACCGAGTCCGACGCCACGGAGGCCGCCCTCGCCGCCCTGGACGCCCTGCGCGCCCGCGGCCACGAGGACGCCACCGTGGCCAACGCCGATCTGTTCGAGTCCGCGCGCGCCGTGGAGCTGCTGGCCCGCGCCCTGGTGGACCCGGCCGACGGCAAGCCGCTGGCCAAGGACGCCGGCGAGCTGTGCCGCGTGCTCACCCGCGCGGACAAGGTCTACCTGATCGACCAGTACCTGGACCATGAGCGCGAATACTCCCCCAGCGAAGCCCACATGGACGGGGAGGCCTTCGCCGAGCTGCTGGACGAGGTAAAAAAAAATCCCGCGACGCCGCGTTTGAACGATTTCAGTACCGCTTTGCTGAAAAGGCTCGTGCGGTCTTTGGCCGCGCCGGAACAGATCTGACGCGGGGGCAGTGGCTGTACCTGCTCGGCATGGCCCTGGCCGAGGCCGAGGACGCGGCGGCGGCGGCCGAAGGCGGCAAGACCAGGCGGTTCGTGGCCACCAAGCGCAAGCATAACCCCAAGACCAAGAGGCCCCGGACGTGAGCAATCTGAATCTCTTCATGCGTTTGAACTGGGACGGCAGCCGCGCAGCGGCCGGCCTGTCCCAGTCCTCGGCGCAGCTCAAGAAGTTCACGGACGGGGCCGCCCGCCAGTTCACGGGTCTGCGCAAACAGGCCCACGAGCTTTCCAGCGCCATGGGCGGCTTCTCCAACCTCACCCGCCTGGCCGGGGCCTACGTCGGCCTCCAGACCGCGCGCGAGGCCATGGGCAAGAACATGGACTTCGAGCGCACCATGCTTGAGGCCAAACAACTGGCGGACATGACCGACGAGCAGGCCGAAAGGCTGCGCAAGGCGGTGCTTGAAACCTCGAAGTTCTCGCTCGCTGGCCCTATGGAGCTTGCCCTTGGCGAACAGCAAATGGCCAACGCCGGCGTGAAGTTTGATGATCTTATTGGCTCCATGAAGGAGGGCGCGCGCGCGGCGGCGGTGTTCCGCTCGGAGTTCCAGGATACCATGAATATGGACACGGACCTCATGCAAAAGGCCGGCATCGCGGCCAAGGATTTGGCCGCTGTCCATAACCTGCTCTATGTCCACTCCAAGGCCGGCCGTTTCGAGGCCAAGAGCCTGTCGCAGTTCGCGCCCGTATACCTGTCCGAGCTGAAGCAGTGGGGGATCTCCGGGGTCCGCGGCGTCAACTTTGGCGGCGCGCTGCTGCAAAGTCTCCAGAAGATCGTGCCGGCCACGGAGCCCGGCGAGGTTGTAACGCTGCTCAAGCAGGGGCTCTCGCACTTAGCACAGCAACACACCCTGAAGAATCTGCAAAAGTATTATGGCATCGATCCACGCAAGTACGCCCCCGGCGGGAAATTCCGCAACGTGGAGGACGTATTGGCGTTGGCTAGTGCGATGAAGGCCAAGGGCATGATGGACCCTTTCAAGATGGGCAAAGTGTTTCGAGAGGAGTATGCCCGCAAATTTTGGATTCAGATCATGCAGGACACGGAAGAAATCCGCAAGGCCATGCGCGAGGGCGAGCAGGCCATGAGCGAGGACACGGTAGGCAAAGACTTCGAGGAAATGATGCGCGGCAACTTCGCCAAGGCGGCGCGCACCAAGAACGCCGCGGAGCGCGCTGCACTGAGCAAGCCTGCCACCGCCGGCACGGCGCTGGCCGCGCGGGTCATGGAATACGCCTCCGAGAACCCTTTGCAGGCGGGCCTGGGCGCGCTCGGGCTCTTCATGGGCGGGCGCTTGCTTTGGAACCGGATGCGCAACGGCAAGGCCGGGGGCGGCGCGGGCGGCCTGGCCGAAGCCGCCGCGGGCATGGCCGGCGTGCAGCGCGTGTTCGTGGTCAACATGCCCGGAGCCGCCGGCATGGGCGGCGGGCAGCTGGCCTTGCCCCCTGGCGAGGGCTGGAGCCCGGAGGCCGCGGCCAAGACCGCCCGCCTGAGCCGTGCGGCGGCCGCAGCCAAGGGCGCGCTCAAGCTGGGCGCGCCCCTAGCACTGGGCATCGGCGCGTTCGAGGCCTGGGGCGTTCACAAGAACGATCAGCTCGACGCCGAGGCCAAGAAGCTGGAGTACGGCCGCATCGGCGGCGGTGTGGCCGGCGGGCTTGGCGGTGCCGCGGCCGGCGCAGCCATCGGCGCGTGGTTCGGCGGTGTGGGGGCCGTGCCGGGCGCGCTCATCGGCGGCTGGCTGGGCAACATGGCGGGCGAGAAGGCCGGCCGTGCCGCGGCGGAAAAGATCGTCCTGCAAAACACCATTCAGATGGACGGCCGGGTCGTGGCGCAGCAGGTGCAGGAATACCTGCGCGACGCTGCCCTGCGGGACTAGGGGGCGGCCATGGCCTGGGAAAAGCGCCTGCTCGCCGCGCAGTTCAGAGGGGCGATCTTCGACTGCCAGCTGGCCGACGACGACGGCGAACGGCATGCAGCCGAACACGCCCGGCCCTATGTGGACGGCGCGGAGATGGAGGATCTCGGACGGGGCGCGCGGCGCATCCGCATGAAGGCCGTGTTCTTCGGCGACGACTACGAGGACCGCCTGGAGAATTTCCTCAAGGCCC